ATTGGTAAACAGGTCTGTAGATGGTGGATATGTATTTTCTGTGCCGCCGGGTATTACAGATGTAACATTCTCCGGTATATCAACTACCTCTATATAGGTCTTAGCAGATATTCCTGTCTTAAATCTTATAAATTCATTTTGAGACAGAATATTGTTATTTATATCTTTTATACCATTAGCATTTCCTATGATTAAAAGAATATAGTAGGTATTTATATCAAGAGACGGCGATGGTAATATTCTTATTTTCTTATTATCTTTGGTGATGTTTATATTACATAGATCTGAAAAGCTAGTATAATTCTCATTGGATTTATATAACTTGAAATAGTTCAAATTAAGATAGGAGTCATTTATCTCCTCAGTGAACTCTATTACAAACTCTTCGTTTGTAAATATATTATCGCTATTATCTTGTGGGAATTTGCTAACTATTTCAAGCATAATGTTTTCCTATTAGATGTTTAGTTTCTCACTTATTATAGTAACATATTCAGGTCTGTTTCTATTTTTCTTTTCTACATGTAGGCATTCTGTAAGAAATGCCCGTGATGTAATAGAATTGATTTTGGCCTGAAACTTCTCTATATTTTTTTCATCTAATATGAAGTTTATTCTTGAAAGCATAACTGGGTCAATATTATATATTTCCAATGGTTTCTCAGTTACCATTGTATCTGTTATCTTTACATTTCCAAATACAATTGCTCTTAGAATATCGTTTAAATCCTCTATTGTTGTTTCCTTTGTAATTTTGTAAGACAGGTTACCTGTGAATCTTGAGAGTTTTATATTTCCACTATTTGTTGCCCAATATGCTGGTCCATCAGTAAGTGTTATTATAGAACCAATTAAATCGCTTGGTTTATACTCAACAGTTATACTATCATTTTGTGTTGTTTCGTTTATTTGTTCGTTTGTATCATTTACATTAGTTTTTGGTTTTACCATTTAATCCTCCGTAATATTTATAATAATTTAATTATAACATGAAAAGAGGTGGTCTGTTTTACAGAACCACCTCTTTTAACTATGATGATGCTAAAGTAGCGAATAAGCTATGTTATATTCTAGCTGTTGTTGTATCTATTGGGTTGAGCTGTACACTATTTACGTTATCGAAAGTGTATGTTCTATCAAGAACTGCATTTCTTGCCACAAGTACACCCCTACCCTGCTCAAGAACATTCATTCCATATCTTGTTCTTACTTTTACATATTCTGTTTCTTTCTCAATATCTTGCCAATCTTCAAGCGTTGGTGCCTCTTTCTCAAAGATTATACCGCAACGTGTAGAGTCGGCAAGAATAATGTTGCTTGCATATTTGCCATTGAGAGTAGTATTTGAATTTCCAGTAATCTTATAGCAAGGAACAAATGGAGATACGATAATCTTGAATGTTCCACTTACATATCTTGATTCACCCTGGATTGTCATACCCCATGGGGTAATATTTGGGAATCCATAAGGAGAAATACCGAGTTTACCAAATACAGGGTCAAGAGGTTGTGTAGATCCACTACTATTTGGTACACCCGCACCAAATGTACCATAAGGTAATCCTCCAGGTATAGGAGATCCCCACCCGGCAGCAGGAGAAATGTTAGGACCAACAACTTTAAGAGATCCAAGAAGAACATCTCTTGTGTCTCTATCTCTTTGCCACATCATCCATGTAAATGGGTGAATAATAAATGTATCTGGATTATAACCCCTTGCATTGTGCCATGCCATCATTTCAAAAAGGTCATCTACTGAGATAGCACCGTTAAAACTACCATCAATGCCTCTACCAGTAAATGAACCAAGCTCTGCATTTGCAGGGGTTGCGTTATCTTTAATAGTAAATCCTGCCATTTCGTTGAGGAGATTAAAGGCTTGTTTTTCTTTATACATATCAATAGCCTGTTTTAACTGCATAAGGCAATATGCATAAATTCCCCAACCATCTGCTTCGAGAAACTCCTTAGGTGCAGCAAGCTTGGCACCGACCTTTTTAATCTCAATGCTTGTTCTAAAGCTCTGATCTGAGATAGCAGGCGATGTTTCTGGATATGCAGCACCTGGTGCAACTTCTTCAACTGTTACTCCGCCGATGGAGCGAATAGTGATTGTATAGCTCTTACCTGTATATTTTATTGTAGGGAAGAGTGTTTGTGTTAGGTTGTTGGCTACAGGTGGAACTGATGCCATAAAGAGCTCAACTGCTGCATTAAAAAGCTGAGGGTATTCAAGACCATTTAGCTGATCTTTTATAGAAATATACTGACCATTGAAGGAACCGTTTTTTAGAGCACTTGCAATATCAAGTATTACGCTTTGATCAAGCGATGCTGTGTTTTTGTAAATGGTCTCATTATCCTGAGATGAAATATCGAATCCAGCTTTTTGTGCTGATTCGAGTTTTGCTCTTACTGATTCGTTTATATTGTAACTTGTAAGGTTTTTAAGAAAACCTAAATCTTGTCCAGTTGTAATGTAGTTCATATTTACCTCCGTTTTATTATCTTACTATGTTACCAAATTCTACATCAGCATTAGCAAACAAGAGACTAATACCATTTGTAGAGGTATCAACTGGAGTTCCAAGAGCTGCTGTAATGGTGCCAGGAAGTGCAGATGAACTACTCACACCTGTTGCAAGCATTGCTGATTTCATGAAGGTAAATAGTCTTTTTGAAAGTCCACCAGTATTCATACCTGTAATTTGTGATCCAGGGAAGGAATCCTGATAAGCTTCAAGTGTCTGTGGTAATCTTGACCTTACAGATAAAATCTTACCAAATTTCTGGTCTGCATCGCTTGATGTAAACTCTGTAAATTTTCCATCTCTATCAGATTGCAGAGCAAGACCACTAACAAATTTCTCAATGGCTAGTGCTTGGGTATCGGCCTGGAGTATTACATACTGATGTTTACCATCCACTGCTCCTTTTATAGCTGCGATTGTATTGGCTATAGCTGTTGTTAATCCTTCGTCTTGAGAATCAGCTATAACTACAACAACTGGTAGAGACAATACCCCGGCTGGAATAATACTATAGCCATGATCGACTATTGAATAGTTAACATAACTAAAGCGTTTATCTGCAAAAACTCTTGATGCAACTATACCTGCTGGTTTATTAGCAGTACGTGTATATTCAGTTACACCGGCTGTAGGTATTGCACCAGCTGCTGAAAATATGTAGTTATTTACATCTATCTGGCGGTATTTGTCTTTTGCTTCTACTCCACCATTGGCTTTTACAAAGAGTCCCGCAACATCTTTTCCGTAGAGAAAATCAACTGGCTTTTTCATCACAGCACCAGTTTCCACATTTACAGCTGTTGCAATATCCCCGTTTCTATCTACTCCAGCGACTGTGTCTCCACTACCAGAGTATAGTTCTTTAGGTAATATGCTTCTTATTGAAACGATATTACCAGCAGGCATAATAACAGGAACCTCCGCATAATTATCCAAATAATAGCCAGGTGCACACTTTGTTGGATAATATGTTCCATAGTTAATACCAAGACTATATCTTGTAATATCTTCTAGTGTATCGAAAACATCATATTTAGTTGTTTTCTTTTGAGGTAACCTGTTGTTAAACATAGCACCTGTAGGATTCAACATTTCAATTGTAGTATTTGCCATTTTATTCTCCGTATATTATTTTTGGCTAAACAACTCTGACATCCTGTAAGATTTACTCTTAAAGGATATACCATTCTCCTGCTGGATCTTCTTTTGACGTAGTAAAGTAATTACGTCTTTCAAATCATGATTACTCTCTATTGTAATATCAGTAGTTGTTTCGTTACTGTTTTCGCAGGAGCTCACTTCCCTTTCAGTGGGTTCTTCAGGTTTAATATCTGAATTTTCATTTATGATTTCTTCAGATTCAATTTTTATATCTTCTTGTGATTCTATATTATTGTTTATATTCTCACTATCAGAATTGCTTTCTATTTCCACTGAATTGTTATTTTCCTCAGTGTTGGTTTCTTGTTTAATATCAACATCATCTGTTGATTCTTTATTTGCACTTTTAGTTTCTATTTGATTTGTTTGTTCTTGTGGTTCTGTTTCAATATTTTGTTCATTATTAACTACATTAGTTAAGGCACTCTTAATTTCTTTATGCATCAATTCCAGTATGTCTTTTATTACACTCTCAGCTAGTGCTGAACTGATTTCCTTTTTCAACATTTGAATATGTTCTTTTGTCTGGGACGATATTTCTTTATCCAATTCGTTATTTTCATTATCTGATGCTTTGTATACATATATAGAGTCTTTCATATCTGTCTCCTGTGTTGTAGATTCTAAAGGTATTTCAGCAGATGGAAATATTCTTTCCGTTGCATTTTCATATATATTCATACTCAACGGTGTTAACTGATGATGAATTATATTCTTTATAGCTTTTGGATCATCAGTTTCAGCACTTTCGATTGTGAGGTTATACATTCGTCGAATCATTGCATTTATATTTGCAGGATTCCCAAGCACGATAGAGTTTTCTTTAAATACTGGTTTATGTATTGCAGCATAACATAATTTATCATTATATATCTTACCAAGCTCATGTGTACATTCTATACTCATGAGACTCTTACCGCAGATACTACATTTGTAATTATCCATTGCAACTCTTGCACCAACGGATGTACTTATAAATCGTCGCTGTTGGATAAGATCTGTTGTATATTCATCACCTACTTTAGAAGTCACTGGTATGAATGTTGCGAGTTTTACATATCCAGATGCTACGCCGTCGTTTAATTCTGTGAGTCTCTTTATATATACACTGAATACATTTGTTCCAATTGGAGTACTTCTTTCATCATGATATGTGAGAAAAGGTGTAAAGAAAGGTTCATAAAATGTCTTTACAGATGAGTTCATATTTGTAGACTGGTAATTATACATGTTTTTATCAGTATAATCCGTATGAAGAACTTCACTGATAATAATTGAACCACGACCGAAGTTATGTTTTTCTATTATATTCTTAGCTTTAGCAAGTATGGCATCGTCTTCTTTTTGAAACTCAGCTGAAAGCTTCTTATTAATCTCTATACCATAATTAACTATAACAAGATCATTATCTGGCATCATAATACCTCTAATAGTGTTTGTTTTTATTTTACTATACACTGCTATAATATGACTTGTATTTGCCGTAGACTTAGTTTTTGTTGCTACCTGGGGCGTTCTTTTTACCGTATTGATTTTGTGGCTGGTTTTGCGAATCTATCATATTATTGATAGGATCGTTGGTTTCTTTAAGTGGTTTTTGTACACGTTCGATGTAGAGTTGTTTTTCTTCTTCCGTGGAAAGTGGTGGTTCTTTTAACTTCCTTAATACTCTATTCATTGGTAGTATATTCCCGTGGTAAAGATTCATAGTGCTGTTTTGTATTTGTATCTGTTTCTCAAGTTTCATTTCGTTAAAAGTCATTTGAATTATGAATTCACCATATTCATTGTATAGCCTTTCATCTGTTATATCTAATTTTAGAATTTCAGGTATAAGATAATAGTTAAACATAAAACATATAATATTTGCAAAATACATACAGTGATCTGACAATGCGTCATCTATAGAAGAAGCTGTGGATCTATTAGATGTATCACCCTCCCCTACTAAAACAGATGAAGATCCAGAACCTATCAATATTCTGGTTTTATAGTATTCAAGTAACGATGTAAGGTCACTGAGGTTTTTCAATAGATTGATAGCTTCAATCGATATTCTATGATTTGTTACAATGAAGCCATTGGCTGCCATGCTTTCTATCTGTTCTCTGACTGCTTCTATCTCATAGGGATTTTTACATGGGAAATCATCTGTCCCGACTTTAGCATGAAGTATTGGAGAACCGTATTGATAAATAAGGAAATCTATTGATTCCTCTATAGAACGCAATGTAAGAATGTCATCAAGCAACT